GAACCTGTACCGGAAGTAATAGAAGAGATTCTGGAAGAAATCCCTGAGTCTGAAGTAGTATCGGAAGCGGTAGATACGGAAGAAGTAGACTGGGAAGACTGTACAGTGTCTCAATTAAAGGAAGCTCTAAAGGAACGTGGACTCTCCACTAGTGGGAAGAAAGCGGATTTACTAGAGCGGTTGGAATTTTATTACCCAAATGAAGAGGAAGAAGAATGAATGAATACGAAGATGAAATAGTGCAGGCAGAAATAAAAGTACTTAAAGAACAGGTAGCAGGATTACACGAACTGTTGGAAGTCTTGCTGTCCTGTATGGGGAACGAAGAGAAATGTTGCACAGATGAAGACTGTGATTGTAAGGAGGAATAAATATGGCAGAAAAAGAAGATTTGTTAAAGGGAGAGCACTTCCACGGGAATAACCCTGATATGAAGCTCGATTTTCCAAAACCAGATAGAGCAGAGATAGATGAGATGAATTATTGTAAACCTATCACATCGTATAAGGATATAAGAAATCCTAAAGAAATGCGTTATATGGATGGAACATCAACACCCGATACTCTCAATGTTGACTTTATCGATGATAAAAGTAATTACAAGAGTTCTAACATCCAAACAAATGCTGAGACTTCAAATAGCGATGGGAGTTAGATACTATGGCTGACCAGAATAAGAAATATAATATTGATAAAACTCTTACTGTAAGAAAGAGTGGTCAGGGCGTGAAAGTTTTTAGTCATAAAGGCGGAAAGACACGCGCATTAGAACATAAACCGATTTCTAAGAAGACTGCTGTTAAACAGATTAGAGATATAACCGAATCTGAAATAGCTCGCCGTGAACATCACGGTCATCATATTGGAAAGAAACAACACAGAAAAAACAAATATAAGGATAAGAGTACTACTTATTTTATGTGATACTATGGTTCGCACAAAAAAAACAACGAAAAAGTCTGCAGCTAAGAAAAAGCAGGCTGCTGCCCGAAAAAGAAAGGGCGGTTCTAATGTAGGCAAATACAAAGGAGTGAAAGCCTTTGCTGGTCCTTCAGGAGGAGCCCCTGCCGGTAGTTTTCCAATTAATAGTTTAGCGCGTGCTAAATCAGCTTTGAAGCTGGCACATAATGCGCCAAGACCTGCTGGTATTAGAGCGGCGGTATATAGGAAATACCCGCAGCTTAGACCATCTGCCAGAAAGAAAAAGACCTCCAAGAAAAAGAAATGAAAGAATCAGTTGAAGATTATGAGACCCGACTCCGAGAACGAGTTGGAGAGGGAGAGTATCAGCGTCATCGCGAATTAGTAATATTACTTGCTCGTAACCTCGCGCTTGAAGATATTTTATGGGAAGAGATAACGACCCATATTCGAGATATGGAATTACGAACTGAATTATTGAAACAGCGCAACCAAATCGTTAAAGACATCCATACTGAATTCCGTTCACTTAAGATTGAAATTCCCACTTTAGTTGAGAAAAAGACAGAAAAATTTATGGATTTCTTAGGAGGTTTGGATGAGTCAAGTAAAGAACGAGACGAAAAATCTGAAGACGGTGTTGACGGGGCGTAATGCTTTTGATTCCAGGCAACTGGAAAAATTCTTTGATAAGGTAAGATGTGATGAAGAGAAAATGGCATCACTTATCGAAGCGTTCTGCGATGCTTATTTGGTTGACAGCCATAAAAGGCCGCTTCGTTTACGACCCCTTCAGCTAGAAATCATTACTAAATCTTTAACTTATCCAGAAGGAGACCCTTCCCTTCAAAGAAAGATGGCAATCTTGGCGCCGCGTGGCAGCGGAAAATCGTGGGCTCTTTCTGTGGCTGTTGTCGTCTATATGTTTTTTAAACGATTCCGCGATATGGTATTTGTTATTGCACCCACAGAAGATCAAGCAGCTCTTATCTTTAACTATGTATTAAGACATTTCCAAGATAATCCCTTTCTTAGTTCTTTAGTGCAAAACTATAAGTTGCATAATAAGCCGCACATTAAATTAAAGGGCGGTACTATGCTTAGGCGCTCCCCGATTGCTCCCACGAATCAAGGACAGGCAATACGCGGACAGCACCCGACTTTTTTAATTGTAGATGAGAGCCCACTCATCGCGGACAGTTTGTTTGTGGACAATGTTGAGCCCTGTATTATAGCGAATAAAGCCCCCTTTATAAACTTAGGAACCCCTAAGAGTAAGGAGAACCATATGCACCGCTATTTATACGACGAAAATTATGCTGACTCTTTCACACGCCTACATTACACTTGGAAAGATGCGGTTATAAAAGGAGATGCATATAGTCCACCGTATGATGAGGAAGAGATGCTTACTAAAATGCTGGAGTGGGGCCAAGACTCTTTATACTGGCGGACGGAATATGAGTGTGAATTTGTAGAAAGTGTTTCTAATGTATTCACTACAGAGCAGATTCGAGGTTGTTTCGATGATTATGAGCTCACAACCCCCGAAGCCATTGCAGCGGGAGGAGAGGTGGGCACTAATAATTGTGTCGCTGTTGACATTGGTAAATCTGTTAATAGCACTGTTATCAGTGTATGGCGTACCGAAAAATCTGACATCGGGAATATTACACGACTTATATATCTGGAAGAAATTAGTCCTAAATCTGGTGGTCACGACATACCATACCAGCGCCGACGCATTATGGAGGTGGCGAAAATCTATAATGCTCTTCGCGTTATCTTGGATGCTACGGGGATTGGTGGGGCGTTTGAGACAGAAATAAGAGCAGAGTGTATTCCTCTCTCTATTCATTTTTTACCTTTCATTTTTACGGGGGGCCCTAAAGGTAGTAAAACTTTAATATACAGGGATATGGTATCCTTCGTACAAAAGGGAGCGGTGAGAATTCCCAATCCAGATGGTTTACCCCCTGAACAAGCAAAACTAGTATGGAAATGGTATAGAGAACATATCGAAATAGAATATGTAATGGATGCAGCAAACAAGACAGAAAAGATTTCCGCACCCTCTGGGAAACACGATGACTATTGTGATAGCTCTGCTATGGGTATCCACGCTTCTCTATCTATGTTACCCGGAGATTCTTCTTTCACTTCTATTACTTTAAGTAAGGGAAGTCCGTACCGTTCTGGGGCTCCAGCACAGGCTTTTGCGACCACACGTATGGGGGCAAAAGCGATGGGAAGAAAGAAAAATATGCCTAGAGGTATGTAGCGCAATCTTTAAATATCATTTTATCACTTTAAATATAGGTAGTAATGGCTCTAAAAGATTTTTGGCCTTTTAAAAGGCGAGAATTTGCCCAAACGGGGAGTAATCCTCCTTACAAGAAGGATAACCCTCGAAGTTTCGGAGAAGGTATAATAAGAAGAATCAAGTTGAATAAAAGTAGATTCGGCAGAGACTTCGAACCCCAGATTGGAGATAACCGCCGATATATGGATATTTATTTATCGGACCCCTTAATACGCACCCTTATTGATTTACCCTGCATTTATGCAGTAAAGGACGGTTATGACATTGTTACAGACAACGAAGAAGAAAGAGAACGCATTACTAAACTTTTTAATGATATTAATGTCGAACTGACAATTTACAGCTGGTTACGCAATGCTCGCATTTTTGGAACTGGATATCTGGAGTGGACTGATGATAATTTGGTTTTACGGTCATCACAGAATATGTATGTTCAAAGAGACGAGAACGGCCAGATTATGTATTACTACCAAGATACAGGGGCTGATTCAGAAAATGTTAGATTCGAAGAAGAAGAAATTATAGAATTAAAGAACAACCCATTTGATGATTATGCATATGGTCTTTCAGATATTCACACAGTTCAATATCTGGTTGATTTAAAAGATTATGCAGAACGTGATGTAGGTGCTGCACTTAATAAATATGCTAACAGTCGGTATGACATAAGCTGTGGATTACCTGATATGCCTTATGGACCAGACAAAATAAATGAGATTGTTAGTGCTTTTAATAGTTTGGAGCCGGGAGAAGATATAATTCACGGCAATGATATACAGATTAAAGAAATGACAGGAACAAGGCGCGCTTTTGAGTATGGTAAATATATTGATGATATTTCTATGAAAATCCATATGGCTCTTAAAGTGCCGGTTACTATGTGGTCTAACCCTGCTGAAGCTAGACCAATTTTTGAACCCTTTGTAAAATATTTACAAAAGGCTGTTGAAGCTTCTTTCAATTCGCAATTGATGCCACAATTGGGTGAAGACGTTCGTTTCGCATTCCGTCAAATGAATGTGGAAGATGCCTTCACCAAAGCGAAGACTGATATGATTTACTTGGCTGAAGGTGTACTTGCACCTGAAGAAGTAAGGGAAGAGCGCGGACTCGACCCACAGGGAGTTGTAGAAATGCAAGTTACCGAAAAAGAAGTAAATATATCGGGTGGCAGAGAAGAGGATAAGAAAGAAGAAACAAGGCGCACCGAAAACAGGGGAGGCACAACAAAGAAAGGCGATGTCCGAAAGACAGCACGCCGTGCTTTTGAACCTGGCGCTAACGCCACAGGGAGACGTAAAAATGAGTAACTACGAAAAATGTCTAATTGATGTAGGACCCCGCTTAAAGAAACGGGGTTTCGAAAAACACGAACAAATGAGCCAGAATATCTGCCAGATGCGTTTTGCGGATGACGATGATACACCTCATCAATTTAGCCAATACAATGAAAATGATGTACGCAGAAGCTTTGCGCTTAATTTTGAATTAGAAGCTATTGCTGATACTTTTCCTGAGAATTTCGACGATAGTTTAGATGTTTGGGAGTTCCCCGTCCTCGCTATTACTTCAGGATTACACGAATATACAGAAAACGGTAAAGAACAAAAGGTTTATATAGAATCTAACATACTTAAAGATACTGTAGAAGCTTTTAACGAGCTACCAATCTACGTTAATCATCAGCGAACACCTGATGATTTGATCGGGAAAGCAATAAACCCCGAGATAAAAGAAATGGAAAATGGGAAGATTGCCATCAAAATGCTGGCTCAACTTTCCAATAATGAAAAAGCCTATGAAACAATGCAGAAGATGAAGGATGGGGATGTCACGAATGTCAGTATCGATTGGTTTTCCAAAGATATTGATGTAATGGGTGACACCTATGCTACTAACATCCGCCCAGTGGAAGTGTCATTTATTGACAACAAACTGGCTAAGGCGGTCTGCGACGAATGCACGATTGATATGAAATGTGATGTACACGAGGGAGAGGTGAAAAAGGAACCGTGTGACGGTTCTTGTTCACACGGAGACTCGTGTGAATGTGAGATTAATGAAACGGTACAACAAAAAGAGGTTGAAACTATGACAGAAAACGACTCTAAAACCGAAGCTGAGGTAATTACGGAACGAGAGTTTGCTTCCCTGCGTGGACAGCTGGAGAATCTCCAAGCTGCTCATTCAGAGTTGCAGAAGCAGTATGACAGCGCTACAGCAACTATTACTACCTTTGAGAAAGCTGAAGCGGAGAGAGTAGAGGCAGAAGCCGAAGCTCGGAAGAAAGATGTCGTGAATACGATTATCGACAAAGAACTGCTTCTCAAGACCCTTGAGGAAGATAGTCGCGAAGCCCGCCTTGCGGAACTCGCTGCTTGGGAAGAAAACAAACTCGTTGGATTTAGCGAAGCAATCGGCAGTATGCCTGTACCGGAAGACACAGAACGGTCATTCGGAAAAGGTGTAGCGCACGAAGATAGTGAGGCCCCTGTTAACGCAGAGGCTGAAGTAGAGCGAATGTTCGCTCTCGAAAAAGGAGGGAAAATAACCCTCAATAAAAATTGGAAAAAAGCTTAAAAGGTGATTAAATATGGCAACAGAAATTTTGATTAATGATGGCGGAGCACCCGCCAGAATCCTACCTTTCACAGCAGGTTCAACAATTGCAGCAGGAGAACCACTCTCAGTGAAATCTGATGGTGAGGTATCCTCAACTGAGACTGCAGCAAGTGGCGCTTTATGTCTAGGTGTATCCTTGACGGCCACTACTTCAGGCAATATGTGCAATGTGATTTCCGGTCGTGGTGTGATGCTTAACGTCAGCGTTAGTGGAACAGCTACAACTGGAGGAGAGCTTGAGATGTCAGGACTAGGAGACTTGATTGCGTGCTCATCTACCCCCGCTTCTGGCGGAGCAGTAGCATTGGCACTAGCAGACCACAGCGGTGACCCAACTTTAACGAGGGTACTTTTACTTTGAGGTGATTTGAATGGCAATAACAGGAGTAACAGAACAGCCCGGTCTTTTAACGACGGTCAATGAGGGTTCGTATGCAGCAACCGGTGGTACCGGTGAACGTGTACTTATCGACTACAAAGATGCACTCATTGATTATAAGGTAACAGATCTAGCGGCTCTTCAGATGTTCGCAGAACCTATGACGACCGATACTGGTGGAGATATAGATATTACATTCGCTCTCCCAAGTATGGCGATGGAACAGATTGACGAAGGAAGTACACCCAAATATCAACACACCAAGATGCGCTCCGAGCGTGTTAGTGTTAATGAGTGGGGTCTGGCAGTCGGTGTAACCCGTAGGATGATAGAAGACTCTCGATTTAATGAAGTCGAGTTGGCCCTTAATGAGGCCCGCAGAAGTGTAGACAGACATTTGACCAACCACGTAGTAAATGCGTCTC